CGTATCTTAAGGGACTTCCCAATAAGATGCAAGTGATGCACTGGGGAGACTACTTACACCCCTCGTATAACCAATGTGTTGCGGTAACGGGACGGGTTGCGTCTTCTAATCCAAACGGTCAGAACATTCCACCAATCGGGAAGCGCCTGTGCGAGAGTAGATTCCAATGTTAGTAAACGTCGATGCAAAATCCCTAGAATGGGTCACATATTTGTATCTAAGTCAAGACAAAAATGGAATCGAAGAATGGCACAATGTTGTAAATGATCCAAGTAAATTTGATATTCACCTTGACAATCAAACGAAATTTAGTCTACCAGATCGCCTAATCGCCAAAAGATTTTTGTTTCGTTGGATTTATCGTGGACCAGCCTTTGCTTATTGTCATGATCCAGATTTTGCGGCAGTAAGTAACAAGCAGCAATATTGGCAAGATGTTATTGACCAGTATTATTCAAAGTACCATGGTCTATACAAGACACATATGAAGTATCTACAAGAGGTGAATGCTACCGGAAGGCTACGTTCACCACTTGGTAGACAATATCAATTCAAGAAGAACAAACGAGGTGAATTTTCCGAGTATGAAGTTACCAACTACCCCAATCAGGGTCTTGGAGCGGACGTTATGGCTGTTGCTAGGGTTAGTCTTGCTGCCCGTTTTTCTAAGTATAAGTTGCGTAGTTTACTTATTAGCACTATTCATGATTCTCTCACATCCGACTCACCCCCTGACGAGGTTGAAGTGGTTAAGGAAATCATGGTAGATGTATTTAAGGATCTTCCTAAGAATATTGAACGAGCCTTTGGCATCGAATGGAATCTCCCGATGCTAGGTGAAGTATCAGTAGGACCAAACATGAAAGATCTTGAAGACTAGTATTAGCCCGAAAGGGCGCGCACTTTGTGCTTGACACATAGAAAATATGTGGTATAATATTAAGTATAGATAGTAATTAATTAATAAATATAAATAAGAAAGATAACATGCAAATTCAAATTCAATTCATTGATGTGTCTGTAGAAGATAAGGGTAAGTACAAGATGGCGGAAGTGACCTTTAAGGATATTGCTAAGGGTCAAACATCGTCTAAGAAGCTTATGTCTTTCAGCAATCCTACTGTCTATAAGACTATTGTCGATGCAAAGAAGGGTGAAGTTTATGCCATCGAAATGCAGAAGAATGAAAAGGGCTATTGGGATTGGATTGGAGCGACTATCACAACTGGTGTTAACACTGGGTCTGGCGGTAGCCCTGAGGCTGTCACAAAGGCGTCAGGTTCAACGAGTTTCTCCTCACCCAAGTCCACCTATGAGACTCCTGAAGAACGTGCAAAGAAGCAGGTCTACATTGTTCGTCAGTCTTCTATCTCAGCAGCAATTGATACGCTGAAGACAGACAAGAAGTCTCCAACTAAGGAAGAGGTTGTCAGTGTTGCACAGTTCTACGAAGCCTTCGTCTTTGGTGTGGATGTAGAACCACCAAAGCTGGCAGATCTGCCTACATTTGACGACGATGATGATGTACCAATGTAATGATTAAAGTACATGATTATCATTGCAAGGAATGTGATCATGTCTTTGAGAAGTTTGTTTCCACCGGCGGCACTCCTCAAGAGTGTCCGCTGTGTGGTTCACTTCACACAGAACAGATTGCTACCAGTGCAGCATTTAAACTAACAGGACAAGGGCAGTATTCATCACGGATGAAAGTATGATCGCCTTAATTGATGGCGACATTGTCGCTTATAGATGTGCTGCAAGTTGTGAGCGTACAGTAGAAGGTGAACGGATTTGTGAGGCTGATGAAGAGGTTGCGCTGCTACGAACAGAACAACTAATGAAGCAGATCATTCATTCCACCCAAGCAGATGCCTACAACTGTTTCATCTCTTTGCCTAACAACTTCCGTTACTATGCTTATCCTGAGTACAAAGCTAATCGTCGGAACACAACTGATCCTGTCCATCGTAAGGCATGTAAGCAGTACCTTATGGACAACTGGAATGGTGAAGTGTTTGAGGGTTATGAAGCTGATGATGCTATGGCATGGAGTCAAACTGACGACACAGTTATTTGTTCCATTGACAAGGATCTTAAACAAGTACCGGGCAGGCATTACAATTTTGTCAAGGAAGAATGGGATGATGTTACTGAAATCAACGGTATCTCAACGTTCTATCAACAAGTACTAATTGGAGACAAGACAGATAATCTCTTTGGTCTTACTGGTATTGGTCCCAAGAAAGCGGCAAAGTATCTAGAAGGTTGTTACGAAGAACAAGAAATGTTTGATACAGTCTATGATATGTATCAAGATAAACATCAACTCGCGGTTAACCTTATGTGTATGTGGTTGTGCCGTGAACAAGGAGTAACATGGGCAAATCGAACGGACACCCAATTAATTATACCCTCAACGTTAGAACACGAGCTGGGTCTGATGTTAGAGTCTATGAAATCTTCTACGAAGACTACATAAACGGTGCGTATTACGACGAAGATAGTGATGTGTGGTGGCCCTGTCAGTGGGCTTTCAATGGTCACTATGCAGAGAAACCTTCTAGCTTGGATCTCGTAAATGTCTAATAGGCCTCGTGAAGAGCAGCAATTATATTGGATATATCATGAAGCTAAACGTCGATGTGTGAATCCAATTCATCCTAGATATAAGGATTATGGTGGTCGTGGTATTCAATTTAAGTTCCTCTCTTTTGAACAGTTTAAAGAGTGCTTAGGTCCTAGACCAGATGGATTTGAATTAGATCGTATTGACAATGATGGAGATTACACATCAGCTAATGTTCGTTGGGTAGATTTTTCTACACAACAAAAGAACAAACGCAAATATAAAAATAACACAAGCGGCGTTAAAGGAGTTAACTTTGTTTTCTCTATTGGAAAATGGGTCGCTAGATGTAATGAACAGTCCAATGGAAAACGGAGGTATTTATATGTCGGAAAAGACTTCACCGAAGCATGTCGTGCAAGATGGGAATGGGAAGACAATCAATGTAAGGTCCAAACTGGAAATTCATCTATCTAGTATTTTAAATCAGACAAAAGTTCCGTGGGAATACGAAGTTACTACTATTCCCTATGTTGTTCCAGAATCTAATCATAAATACACAGTTGATTTTACAGTTGGTCCTTTACTTATTGAGGGTAAGGGATACTTATCTGACCACCAAGAACGAAATAAGTATGTACTACTTAAACAACAATACCCTGACCTAGATCTGCGGTTTGTCTTTGACAATCCTAATAAGCTTTGTGGTGGTACTAAGTACAGTCACGCTAAGTGGGCTGATCGACATGGATTTGTTTGGTGTGGTATTCGAGATGTGGAGACTATCCAATCATGGATATCAAACACTCACTAGAAACTGAAGAAGGAACTTTCGACGTTTACGTTAAAGCATCACAAGACGACCTCAACTATTTACAGAGGTTGTCTTTGATGTATTTAATAGACCAAGATATGTTTCCCTTTCGTCTGCTATCTGCAGATGACGCTTGCAACTTTCACAACACTCCAGAAATGATCCAATGAAAACTTTTTTAATTGCTGACACTCATTTTGGACATAGTAATATCTTAACATTTAAACGAAATGATGGCACACCTCTTCGAGATTTTCCAGATATTCATACACACGATGAGTATTTAATTCATCGATGGAATTCTGTAGTATCTGCTGAAGATAAAGTGTATCATTTAGGAGATGTGGGATTTAAATCTTTTTCCAAACTTGCTCAGATTTTAGAGCGTTTAAATGGACATAAAGTTCTAATTAAGGGTAATCATGATGGGTTTAAACTCTCTCAATATCATCAGTATTTTACAGATGTTAGAGGAACACATCAACTAGATAAATTTATTCTAAGTCATATTCCAATTCATCCACAAAGCCTTTCAAGATGGAAAGGAAATATTCATGGGCATGTACATGATAATACTTTATCTGATTCATTGTATATTAATGTATCAGTTGAAAATATTAATTATACTCCAATAGATTTAGACGAAATTAAAGAAAGATTTAAATGAGAACACACCTAATCGTACCCGATACCCAATGTAAAGATGGACATGACTTTGAATTCCTAACTCGTATTGGTAAATACATTGTCGAAGTTCAACCAGACGTTGTCATTCATCTAGGCGATTTCGCTGACATGCCAAGTCTGTCTAGCTATGATGTGGGAAAGAAATCATTTGAAGGTAGGCGATATACAAAAGACATTGACTCAGCTAAGAAGGCTATGCATTGTCTTCTTGAGCCGTTGTATTCTTACAATGCTACAGCTAAAACACAAAAGAAAAAACAATACAACCCGCGAAAGGTAATGCTTCTAGGTAATCATGAGAACCGTATTAATAGGGCTATCAATGATGATCCGAAGTTGGAAGGACTCATCAGTACAAACGATTTGCCGTACCACGATTGGGAAGTTCATGATTTCCTCAAGCCTGTGTTCATTGACGGTATTGCTTACAGTCATTACTTCCCTACTGGGGTTCTTGGACGAGCAGCTACTACAGCTAGTGCTATGGTATCTAAGTTGCATATGTCTTGTATTGCTGGTCATCAGCAAGGAAAGCAAGTTGCCTATGGTAAACGACCTGACGGATCTACTATTACCTGTATTATCGCTGGCTCTTGTTATGAACATGATGAGGATTATATGGGACCACAGGGCAATAACCATTTTCGCGGGATTTTAATGGCCTATGATGTACAGAATGGTTCCTTTGATGAACACTTTGTCTCACTAAAATATTTGAAAGAGCATTATGCAAATTGAAAAATCAGATCCAATTTATACTATTACACTAACACAATTCGAAGTTGAATGGTTAAGTAAAGATTTACATAAATGGTACACAATTTCTTGCATGGACGAAGAGCATATTCAAGATTTAGAGCATGAACTTGCAGAAGGCGAATGTGAATTTGGTTTAATTTTTATTACTGATTTGGCGAAAAGAATTAATGCAAAGTCCTAGTCATTATGGTGACACACGTTTAATGGATCTACTTATTGATAAACAAGTGCCATTCGCTGAGGGAAATATTATGAAGTATGTATTTAGATGGCGAGAAAAGGATGGTCTTAGGGATCTCTACAAGTCTCGCGATTATCTAAATGCTCTTATTGCTAACGAAGAACTCAAGGAAATTAAATAATGGACGCAAACTCATATCAAAATTGGACTCTCAGCACTGCCATCTACCCCGGTGCTGGTACTGGTAACGATGCTGAACTTTCCTACCTAGCACTTGGCCTTAATGGAGAAGCCGGTGAAGTTGCAGACAAAATCAAAAAGCATCTTCGTGATGGTAAGCTTGATATTGGTGGTATTATTTTTGAGCTTGGTGATGTTTGCTGGTACATTGCCCGTATGGCAGATGCGTTGGGATATTCTTTCGAGGATATACTTACTATCAATAATTCTAAACTAGAATCTCGCAAAGCTCGTGATGTCCTGACAGGGTCTGGTGATATTCGATGAAAGTTTATATAGTAGGTAAATTTTCAACCGAAGACATAGATGAGAAAAACCCACCTATAGTTGTAGAGAAAGTGTTTGCAACAAAGGAACTTGCCCATGCTTACATGGGGTCTTTTAGTTGGTCTAGTAACATGTTTGGTAAATTTCTTATCTGTATTGGAGAAGAGGTTTTAAATGTATGTTGAACTGGTTGACATTACTAGTGATTCTCTTGAGCGGATTGGTAGGTACGCTGGCATTTGCTATAACAGTTCTAGTAGTCGAGAAGCATGTGTCAAAAGGGCGGTGGCCTGTAAGGATAAAGGACATCTTGCTACCCTCCGATTCGCTTCAGCAACGTTTCATGTTAGTAATATTTCTCGCATATGCTCTCATCAGTTTGTGCGCAGTAAACATCTAGACTTCCTCCAAAGATCACAGAGGTATTGTAATGAAACAGAAACAGACTTTGTCGTTCCGCCAGTCTCTCCAGATATGGCTGCTATTATCACTGCTTCATATCAAACTGCGTTGGTACAATACAAAACATTATTGGCTGCCGGTGTTAAGAAAGAAGATGCTAGATTTGTACTACCGAACGGTGGGACGACAGAACTAATTGTCACAGGTAACTTTCAAGCTTGGCTGGACTTCATCAAACTACGTGCCGACAAACATGCACAGTGGGAGATCCGCGAGGTAGCAAAGATTATTAATAACAAACTCTCGGAACATGCTCCGGGACTTTTCGATTGGATGCCATGAGTATTCTACTAACTACACTGCTCTCTGCACTGATTCCTGTCGGTGTGGAGGGTATCAAACAAGGTATCACTGCACTAACCGGTGGTGTGAAACCAACAACCGTTGCGGAGCAAATCCAACTTGATGAACAAGATATTCGCCGTATGGAAACAATTGCGAAACTCGATAATCCGGGAGGCACTCCTTCTCAGTGGGTGGTTGACCTTCGGGGTTCGGCTCGTTATCTTGCCAGTTTTGCTGTTATTCTTGGTGGTGTGGGTCTGGCGTTCGTAGAAGGTATTGACCCTACAGTTAAACTAATTGGTCTTGAAGGTGCAAACATTGCGTTTGGTTTCCTCTTTGGACAACGGATTGTAACTAACTTTAAGAAATAATATGTCTACTTTTAATGACCTTCTAGAACAATTAAAACAAGAAGATGAGGTCACTGTACTAGAGATCATTGATCTCTCATCTGGTGAGCTTGTAGATGCTTTAGAGAGCATTATTTTTGATAAGCAACGACGTGTTCGAGAGTACTACAATGAAATCGACGAAGCCTTGGACGGGGAAGAAGGATAATCTTCCTTCTCCTGTTAAAAAAGAGCAGCACTTAGAACGCAAATCAAAACGAGAACTTCAACATCATTTTGAAGATGATGATTGGAACAAACAACTACAGGAATATTATGCAAGTCAACAGATTCAAGAATAGTTTCAGTGAGAACATCTTCCGCAACAAATATGCACAGGGTGTAAACGATACGTGGGATGCACTAGCAGAGCGTCTAGTAGAAGATGTTTGTGGTTCCCGTTGGGGTAAAGATAAACCACTGATGTCACAAGAAGATCGCGATTGTCTGGTACAATACATTAAAGAGATGAAATTCGTACCGGGTGGTCGTTATCTCTGGTATGCTGGTAGACAGAATAGTTATTTTAATAATTGTTTTCTACTGCGTGGTGAAGAGGATACACGTGAAGAGTGGGGAGCGTTGATGAATCGCTCATCCAATTGTCTCATGACAGGTGGTGGTATTGGTACTGACTACTCACGTTTTCGTCCTGCGGGTAAACAGCTTACTCGTACAGGTGGTATCTCAAGTGGTCCTCTTCCACTGATGCATGCCATTAATGAGATTGGCCGTTCTGTGATGCAGGGGGGATCTCGTCGTAGCGCCATTTATGCGTCCTTGAATTGGCTACATGAAGATATTCCAATGTTTCTCAAGGCTAAGAACTGGTCTGATGAAATCAAGGCACTAAAGAATAAAGACTTTAATGCGGCAGCTCCTCTTGACATGACCAATATCTCTGTCAATTACGATGACAAATGGTTATACAATGCACATCGTGCGGAACTGCCAACCTTTGTAGAAAATTGTCGTCAAGCAATGATGACAGGTGAGCCGGGCTTTAGCTTTAACTTTGGTGCTAAACAAAATGAAACTCTTCGCAATGCATGTACTGAAGTTACGTCTGAGGATGACTCTGATGTATGTAACCTTGGTAGTATCAACATTAGTAATGTTCAAACAATTGAAGAATTTAAACATATTGTTGAACTCGGCTCCAAGTTCCTTGTGTGTGGAACGCTCCGAGCAGATCTACCATATGATAAAGTATACAAGGTCCGCGAAAAGAATCGACGACTTGGACTTGGACTTATGGGTATCCATGCATGGTTACTCCAACGAGGACAAGGATATGAAGTAACACCCGAACTCCATGAATGGTTAAAGGTATATAAAGATGAATCCGAACGAGCAGCTAATGAACATTGTGAGCGCCTATTTATTTCCAAACCAGTTGCTTACCGTGCCATCGCTCCAACAGGTTCTATCGGCATTCTCGCGGGGACAACTACTGGAATTGAGCCACTCTTTGCCGTCGCCTATAAGCGAAGGTATCTCACAGATGGTACTAAATGGAAGTATGAATATGTGGTTGACACAACTGCCGATCAACTAATTAAAGAGTATGGTCTTGACCCTTCCAAGATTGAAACTGCATATGGATTAAGCCATGACTACGAAAAACGACTCAAGTTCCAAGCGGACATTCAAGATTACGTTGATATGTCAATTAGTTCCACCATCAACTTGCCCAGTTGGGGAAGTCGAGGCAATAGCGAAAACGACGTTGGTCGATTCGCTCAGGTTCTGGCATCCTATGCGCCACGGCTCCGCGGCTTTACATGTTACCCAAATGACAGTAGAGGAGGTCAGCCCTTAACGGAGGTATCATATGCAGAAGCCTTAGCTCATAAAGGCGTAGTGTATGATGAAAATGAAGAACGTTGTAAGGGCGGTGTCTGTGGTTTGTAATACGGACATTGCTTGGGCAGCGGGTTTCTTTGATGGGGAGGGAACAACCTCCCTATTAAAAGCACAACGAGATCACTATTCATATATTCGTATGGGACTGTCTCAAAAAGTACATGAATGTTTAGATAGATTTCATGAGATTGTTAAGTTTGGAAAGATTTATCAATCTAAAACTCGTGATATTCGTTCATGGAACTGTTATAAACAAGACGAAGTTGAACAAGTTTTGAATCTTCTCTGGCCGTATTTATCTGAGGTTAAAAAGACTCAAGCTTTGTCTACTTTTAGTAAAATAACAAATAAACATTCTAATATTAAATGATACCAACTAAAAAAGAGATGTCTTTACAAAAGACACAGTTGTCTACACAGCAAACACCGTGGTTTCATCTAGGTATATTAGTTGTATTAGTTTTGTTGCTCTTTGTTTGATTTACACATAAGAAAGATAATATGAATCCACAATTTAAAGAGCTTTTGCTTGAGACTCTTCGCGAAGTTAAGAATCATCCTGATGGTGAACAAGGTGTTGCCTTTGTCACTAACTATGAAGAGGAACCTGATTGGGAAGTTGCTATAGTCTTCCGACCCAAACAAAAATCCTAAGCAAAATAAAAGCCCCTTTTCCTTAATTGGAATTGGGGCTTTTTTTACATCCAAATTTTGCGTTGACGTTGTTGCATTAAATCCTGCAAAGTGCGTGCATTTTGATCCCACATATTTGTCTGTTGTGGTTGAACACTGGAGTTCATGTGTGATTGAATTGCTTGTAACAATCCACCAGAATCTGTCCATACCTTTTGCTGATTTTGATCATATCCACTACGATCAGTAGATTGATATTTAGACAAGTAGTCTCGTACCTGTTGTAATAGCTCTTCTTCATTCACGTAGAAATAACTCCTTCTCAGCCGCGCGTCTTGCAATGAGACCATTAAGTTTAGTATTTACGCCATTAACCTTGGCATAGACCCACTTATTAAACTCCTCAGCAGCACCACTGTAATCGCCTTTGTTGAGTTTCTTTAGCAAGGTTGACATAGACAGTGCACCCATCCCTAAATTGAACACAAAGCTCGTTAAAGCGCCTAGTTGATTCTCAGTAAGAGGAACTCGCACTAAACGTTCCACTTGGTCTTGAGCAGCTTGGAAGTCATGGTCAAGAAGAACCTCCGCCTCAGCGACGGAGATTTTTCTTCCCAGTTTAACACCATACGTGTGACCCCAACCAATAGTTGGAACTCCGGCAGGACAGAGATAGGCCTTTAAAGACAAACCTTCGTACTTCTTGATGATTTCTTTAGCGGCCGTACTTGTCTTGTCGCTGTATTTGTCTGTTTCTTGCATCATTCAAATCCTCAAATTTGTCTACGTTAGAGAAATTCACATCCTTCATATCCAACATTTTCCGTAGAGAATCCTGTGGAATTCCATAGTGCAATGCTAAGGACTCTAGACGAGTATTGATTACGTCTGGATTAACTTTCCATGTTGAGATAACATTACCAAGTTGTTTACCAATCGCCTGTTTCTGGAACTGTGTGATGTTATCACCAGATTTCCAACCAGCAATCAACAAACTATCTAGTTTTGTCAGTTGTTTCTTTTGACTTTCATCAATTCTCTTCTGTCCCTTAGACACTTGTAAAGAATCTTCTTGTGTCATTACTTCTGGAAGACTGCGAATACCAAACCCACGCTCAGAAATTTTCTGTTCAGCCTCAGTACGTTTATACATAGGAAGACCAGCTCTATCAGCATTTGGATCATAAACAACACCATCTTTGTTTTGATACTTATTTCTAATAGACTGTGTTAGATATTTAGGAGCCATATTTTCTATGGTTGTTCCACGATCTTTATCAGACAAATTCTCATTAAAAAGTTTTGGACTATTTGCAATGCCCTTTGCAATCTGAATAGATGCCATTGTCTTTGGGAAAGTGTTCTCTAGGAAACCACGCTCAGGATCAACAACCTTTGTAGTAAATGACCCATATAGACCTAAACCAGTTGAAGCTGATAGAGGACCAACAGATACAGCATCTGGAGTATTGGTCATTAACCATTGACGGACATTGAGCTTCTGAAGTTCTGGAGTATCATATTTACTACCACTCATTGCAGACTTAATACCATCTAATAGCCAATCTGCCAAGTCAGCACCAATAAAACCAACAGCACCACCAGCGGCAAACGTAAGACCTAGATATGCAAGTAGTGGTTCTGGATTTTTCTGTTGTTTGGCAATATCAATATATCGATACAATTGACTATAGTAGTTAATCATGAAGGTATGTAGGCCCTTTGCTTCCTGACCAATAACACCTAGATTAGACAGACCCATAGCAGATGCTTCTGGGTTGTAGTTAACCATAGTGTCCATTTGCTCCTTGGCAATCTTCAGTGCAACATCAACAGGATGTCCATCCTTAATCGCTTGGCGGGCATATGTACTAAATGCCCAAGTACGAGTAGGACCTTCAAACAGATTCATTGGAGCGTTTAGCAAAGCATCTGATGCATAGTTACCAACAGTTTTTAGAAGACCTCCTTCTCTACTTGCACCAGTATCTGATAGAGACATACGAGAAACGTCATTCTCATTCATAAATTTATGAATTTGTAAAGACACATCCGATAGATCTTTACCTGCAGCTTGAAGTATTGAACGAGTCAGCGCTTCAAACTTACCACCTGTCAGTGTATTAGACAACTGGAACAGACCATCAATAGAACCATGTGCAAGAGCAGTGCCCATATTGGCATAGCTACCGTCCCATGAGCGCCTTAATTCAAGCATACGTGGGATAGTTGTCATTGGTACCTGTAAGACGCTCTGCACGGCCTGTGTGCCCTTTAGAGCCAGTAGGAAAGGTAGAGTGATACGACTAGCTACATGTTGTAGGTCGGTCATTGCTTGTCTAGTAGGACCAGCAACTGTTGGAGACAAATCTTCTAGATAGTCAGCAAACTTTGTTACAACTGAATGATCTACATTTTTACCTAGAGCATGATCAATATACTTCTGTCCAGCTACCAGAGCTTTACCAACAGCAATCTGTCCATTCTTCTGTGCATCCAAGACAGGATTCATTTGCTGTTTGATTTCCTGTGCAGCAATCCACTGATAACCAGCATCATACTTAGTTCGGATAGAATCAACAGCATCTGAGTAATTACGAGCTTCATCAAACCACGGCTTGTTACCAGTGAAGCCTTGCACACCAGCACGATACTTCTGACGATTATGTTCACCCAAGTGTTTAGATTGAGCAGCCTCCAGACGATCCTTAAATCCCTGTAAAGCTTCTAACACAACAGGATCTTTCTCATTACTAAGATCAAGTAAGTGATCAAACATACTAGTACGATTGCGAATATCAGACTTC